TTCGTACCAATGTAATTTAAAACAAAATAACCATCGACATAATTAACTTGATTCCCACCATAAAAGCCTGCTTGGTTAATCTTAGTAAACGCATTAGTCGCTAAATGAATAATCCATCCATTATTTAAAGTCCCATCGACCAAGATTAAATCTGTGCCATTGTCAACCATTGAAACCGTACCACTTGAGGATGTAATCGTTCCAATAACTGTGGTTGTATAGTTACTATTAATCACATAAACGGTATTTCCACATACACCATACAAGACATTATTTGACGCAAAATATAATCCACGCCATTGATTTTGACTAACGGAAGTTGCTAAGGTTAATCCTGGCGTTGGATAATGCGTAAAAGGAAAAACACTTCCTTGAGGATTTGCTTCTAAATATAAATTAACACATCGTTGTGCAGATGCAATAACGCTTCGTGATTGATAAGAGCCAACAGTTAAAGCGGCTTTCATTATCCAGCACTTCCCACATAAAAATCGCCATAGATATTGTATGCCCCAGACTTGCCACGCAAAGCAATCGGCATATGCAATAAAGGTATCTGAGAGTTGACTTCTTCAATCGCCCTCATAGAGGCTTCGGCATATTTGGTAATTTTCGGATTTTCAGGCAATCCATAAACAGTAAGAATTCTATCTGCTAAATTCCATTGCATCGCATCAAGATATTCAGGCGGTAAAACAATCTGATCACTTAAATTCTGAAATGCCTGTAATTGAACCATTACCGTAATAAAGATTTGATACTGATTATTCGGCACAGGGTACACATAAATATGACCTATTGGAAAAGTCGTATCGTAATAAATGTATTGAGGAAATGCATTTAAAGTTTTAATTGAGATTCTATCGTAATCTTCTTGTGCTCTTAATACTTGTAAAGGGTAATCCACAGGCAAGGGAGAACCGCCTTGCATCCTAATATAGGCAGACTCAATCTTTACAGGTCGAGTAATATTAAATTGTTGTGCTGGCCCAATCGTATATGAAACCGCACCAGTCGCAGGAATTCCAATCGTTTCGAGGTTATACACCATATAGCGACGACGCTGCCATTGAGCAATCATCATATTGAGCATATTGAAACTATCGTTTACATCTTCGGCTAAAGGAGTTTGCCCTACGCCCACCACATTCGCTGTTTTTAACGCAAGAGTAACAATATCTCTTGGAGTTGTTGGTAATGGTTGGCTCATTCTTATCCCTTATCTAAAAAGTGGACTCCCTTTTGAGAAGTCCACCCAAACAACAACAACGCAAAATTACACTACATCAGCAACAATCGCAGCCCATTCAGGTTTGATCGCAGCATATCCATAGAGAATATCCATACGAGTAATTAAGCTGTCAGACATCACATCATAAGCCTCAATCATTCTTAAGGAGATACCATCAAAGGATGCACGAGCAGCTTGTACCACACCAGCAGTAGGCATTTCCAAGTCGGCAGTTGCTAAAGTAAATGCTTCTGGGAAGTATGCCAAGTTTTGACGATACTGTGAGCCAGCAGGCATTACCAAGCTAATTGTTGCAGAGTTAGCAGGAGATGCTGTTACGGTGTTGAACGCAGCAGGAGCTGGAGTAATCGCTGGGTAAATTGGA